GCCACGATTGCCCGCGCGCTCACGACGGGCCTGGACTTGCGGGCGCACGCGCTTGACCTTGACCGCCTGCTGCCCACGCTCACGACCGAGGGGGGCGACTAATGCCGAGCCTGATCAGCGGGGCGCACGGGCGCCTGAGCTACCCGGCAGCGCCCGTGCGGCGGGCCGTGGCGAGCGGCGGCGCCCCGCCCCCCTTCGCCCTCCCCGAGGTGCGCCTTGCCCCGCCGGGCCCCGGTCTGCCGCTGGCGAGCCGTGATGACGACGGGGCGCTTGTGGTGCGCTTCCACGCAGGGCAGCTGGCGGCCCGGGCCAGCCGGAAGCGCCGCCGCATCGTGCTGGCGGGCAAACAGGGCGGCAAAACGTCCAGCGGCCCGATCCTGCTGTCGGAGATGATCAGGGCGACCGCAGACCCTGCGGGGGGCAACGATTACATTGCGGGCACCGCCACCTATGATCTGTTCAAGCTGAAGATGCTGCCCGAGCTGCGGCGCTGGTTTGAGCGCTGGCTGGGCTGGGGGCGCTACTGGAACGGCGACCGCATCATTGAGCTGTGCGACCCGGCCACCGGGCGCTTTTGGGCGACGAACGCCGCCGACGATATGTGGGGGCGCATCATTCTGCGCTCCGCCGACAGCCCGACCGGCTGGGCCTCGTCCACGGCGCGCGGCGGCTGGCTTGACGAGGCGGGGCTGCGGCAGTACACCCAAGAGGTGCTTGACGAGGCCGAGGCCCGCGTCAGTGTGGCGCGCGGCCCGCTGCTGCTCACCACGACGATCTATGACCTGGGCGCGCTGAAGACGACCTACTACAACCCCTGGATCGCGGCGGAGCGCCAGCACCCCGACATTGACATTATCCAGTTTGACTCAACGGAAAATCCCGAGTTCAGCGCAGAAGAGTTTGACCGGCTGCGCTCGCTTATGCCCGTGTGGAAGTTTAATCAGCGCTATCGCGGCATCTACGAGCGCCCCGCCGGCCTGATCTATGACTGCCTGGACGAGACCCTACACGTCATCCCGCGCTTCACCATCCCGCCGCGCTGGCCACGCTTCCTTGGCCTCGACTTCGGCGGCGTCAACACGGCGGCGATCTGGCTGGCCGAGGAGCCCGGCACCGGCCTGCTGATCGCGTACCGCGAGTATCACGCGGGCGAACGCACGGCGGCGGAGCACTGCTACCACATCCTTGACGGCGAGCCGGGCGTGCCGTTCTGCGTCGGCGGGTCGAAGTCAGAGGGCCAGTGGCGCCGTGAGTTTCGGAAGGGCGGCACGGTGCGCGGGGCCACGGTGGCGCTGCCGATCAACCCCCCCGACGTGAGCAGCGTGGAGATCCAGATCCAGCGCGTGTACGGCACGATCAAGCGCGGCGGCCTGCGCGTGTTCAGCGACCTGGCGGGGCTGCTCGGCGATCTGCGCGACTATCACCGCGCGGTGGACGCCGACGGCGAGCCGACCGAGGCTATTGTTGACGAGAGCAGGTACCATCACCATGCCGCCTTTCGCTACATCATCTCCCGTATTAGAAGAGAGGGCTAGCCCATGCGCCTGATGACCCGCGCCCGCTACGCCCTGGCCCGTTGGGCGGCCAAGGGCATGAACTGGAGCTACACGCCGACGTGGGGGGCGCGCACCGTGCTCAACGGCGCGTTTCAGAGCCTCGTCGCCCAGGGCTACCAGCGTAACGCGGCCTACTTTAGCTGCGTGTCGGCGCACGCCTTCACCTTCCCCGAGCCCCCGCTGCACGTGTACGCCGATGAGCAGGAGCAAAGCCCGGCGCTGGCGGCGCACCCGCTGCGGCGTCTGCTGGCGCGGCCCAACGCCGACATGGACGAGGTGGCCTTTGCGAGCCTCGTCATCACCTGGGCCGCCATCGGCGGCAACTGCTACATCCACAAGGAAAGAAACCGCAGCGGCGCGGTGATCGGCCTGCGCCCGTATCACGACGGCGTGATGCGCGCCGTGCCGGTTGACGACCAGGACGGCATCGGCGACGCGTCCGGCTCCTGGGTCTCGCACTTCATGTTTCGCCAGCGTGACGGGGAGGAGGTTCAGATAGACAAGGCCGACGTGATCCATTTCCAGTGGCCCTCGGCCGACCCGCTGCATCCGTGGAAAGCCCAGCCGCCCATCGTCGCCGCCGCGCGCGAGGTGGACGCCGACAACGAGGCCACGCGCTACGTGTCGGCCCTGCTGCAAAACGACGCCACGCCGCGCACGGTGCTCACCCAGAGCGACCATATGGCGCTCACCCCAGACGAAAAGGAGCGGATGCGCGCCGAGTGGAGTGCGCGGCACGGCGGGGATCAGCGCGGCGGGATCGCCATCCTGGAGGCGGGGGTCAAGGTGGAGCGCCTCGGCCTGAACATGGCCGAGCTGGACTTCGCGGCCCTGCACGACATCCCCGAGCAGCGCATCTGTGCGGTGATGAAAGTCCCGTCGCCGGTGGCCGGGCTGGGCGACGACCCGACCTACGCCAATAGCGAAGAGGCAAGCAAGCGCTTCACCACCGACACGCGCGTGCCGCTGTGGCGCCGCTACGCCGGGGCGGTGCAGGCGGGGCTTGTGGCCGACTTTGGCGGCAGCGTCGTGGTGCGCCACGCGCTTGATCGGGTGGCGGCGCTACAGGAGGACGCGGCGGCGAAGAGCACGCGCGTGTTTGCCGGGTACACGGCGGGCCTGTTCGGCTTCGCCGAGAGCCGGGCCATGCTCGGCGTGACGCAGGCCCCCGACCCGCGCGACCTGTTTGTCATGCAGCTGTCGCGCGAGCTCGTGCCGCTCGCCCAGCTCGCGGCGCCGGTAGCGGAGGCCATCACGGTGCTGCCGCCGCGCCAGCTGCCCGCCCCGCCGCGCGACGTGGCCAACGACCCTGCGGAGGATGCCGCGCCCAAGGCCCGGCCCGCCACGAAGGCCAGCGGCGTGCGCCTGGCCCGCGCGCTCCAGCGGGTGCGCCGGGAGGTGGCGGCGCGCATGGAGCCGCGCATCGACGCCGCCTTTACGCTGCTGGCGGATCGGGTCGCCGCCCGCGCCGAGGCGACAGGCAAGGCGCGCGAGACGAAGGAGCTGCCCGACCTCGCACAGCTGCTGCTCCCCGGCGACGGCCTGGAGCTCGGCGGGATCTTCCGCGTGTTCGTGCTGGAGATACTGCGCGCCAGCTGGGAGCTGTGGAACCAGGCGCTGGATGTCGAGCTGGCGTTTGATGAGCGCGACCCCGCCGTGGTGCAGGCCGTTGCCCAGAGCGGCGCCCGCATCGTCGGCATCACGGAGACGACCCGCGAGGCGGTCCAGGCGCTGCTCGTATTCGGGGCGGGCGAGGGCTGGACGATTGACCAGCTGGTGCGCGGCGTGGCCGACCGGCCCGGCCTGCGCGACGTGGTAGCACAGACCTACCGGGGCCGGGCCAGGACGATTGCGCGCACCGAGCTCGGCCACGCACAGGCGACGGCAACGGTTGAGCGCTACCAGGCGATGGGTGTGCAGCGGGTGACTATCCTTGACAACGGCGTGGAGGATAGCGACCCGGTATGCGCCTCGCTCAACGGCACGGTACAAACGCTGGCATGGTATCAGGCAAACCCGCTGCAACATCCCAACTGCCTGCGTGCGGCGGCGCCTTTTTTCGAGAGCTGAGAGCGACACATGAACACCACCACCACCCGCATTGATCTGCTGCGCCACGCCGAGCGGCTGCGGCGCGCGGCCCAGCTCCTTGAGGCGCACACGCGGCGCTGTGTCGTGGAGCACGCCCCGGCGCACGCGGAGGCGCTGCGCGTGGCGCGGGGCATGGTGCGCGCCGTGGTGGCCGAGGCGCCGCGCCGTCTCGCCAGCGAGGAGGAGCGCCACCGGCACGAGTGACCTGTCTGTCATGCCCCGCCTTGACCAATGTGCTATACTCTTCCCATAGCTGATGCGCCCGTGCTTGCTGGCACCGGCCCCGCCCCGTACCTGGGTTCTTACCCCGCTACGGCAGGCGGGGCTTTTTGCATGTCTCGGAGTTGCCCATGCCACTGGAGTACAAAGCACTCCCCGCCTTCACCACCGGGATCGATGGCCGCACCGTTACCGGCATCTATGCAGTCCACGGCAACGTGGACGACGGCGGCGACCGGGGCCACCCTGGCCTGTTCGGCGACGGCATGGCGGGCGGGCGCATGCGGGCGCGCTTCCTCTGGCAGCACGATAGCAGCCAGCCGCCCATCGCCAAGATTGACCGCATCTTTGAGGTCACAAAGGCGGATCTGCCCGCCGCCGTGCGCCTGTACGCCCCCGACGCGACGGGCGGCGTGGCCGTGCAGCGCACCTATCTCGACACGCCGCGCGCCGCTGAGGTGCTGGCGGGCCTGACCGCAGGTGCCATCACCGAGATGAGCTACGCCTACGAGGTGACCCGCTACGACCTCGAGGAGATTGCGGCGCGCCAGGTGCGCAATATCTACGCGGCCGACCTCTACGACATCAGCGATGTGAACTGGGGCATGAACCCGGCCACGTCCGCCGAGGGGTCAAAGGGCGCGCCGCTGTGTGTGGCCCAGCCCACGGCGCTTGCTGCCGTGGACGGGCTGGCGAGTCGCTGGGAGGGCGTTCACACCTTGCGCGTGGTCAAGGAGGGGCGGCGTTTCTCAGCCGGGAGTGTGAAGGAAATTGAGGACGCGATCGCCGCGCTCGACGCCGCAACGGTGCGCCTCAAGGCGCTGATCGCCGACCCTGAGCCAGAGAAGGCCAGTGCGGCGGCGGTGCGCGCGGCCCGGTGGGAATGGCAGCAGCGGCGTCTCGCCCTGCTCAATCTAGGAGCCTAACGATGTCAAGCGAGCAGGAGCTGCTGGCGGAGATCACCCGGCGCCATGAGGCGGTGCGGGCGATCTTCGACGACGCCGATCAGCGCAAGACCGCTGGCGGCAGCGAGGATCTGGAAAAGACCGACTACGAGACCGTGGTCGCGCACAACAAAGAGATCGAGCGGCTGGAGGGCCAGGTCAAGACGCAGCGCGACGCGCGCGAGCAGCAGCGCGTCGCGCGCGAGAGCTTCCGCCTGCGCGACGATGAGGCGAGGAAGGTCGTGAACGGCCTCGGCGCGGGCAAGGCGGGCGATGCGCGCGAGAGCAAGGGCGGCCGCGCGCAGGCGTCCGGCGACATCGTGCTCGACGACCAGGCATTCAAGGCGTGGCGCGAGGCGCTGTTCACCGGCGGCAAGTTCAGCTCGGCCAAGTTCGGCAGCAGCCCGCGCGTGCCGCTGCCGGGCGGGCTGAAGGCGCTGATCACCGGCCTCTCTGACGCCTCGGCGGGGGCGCTGGTGGCCGCGAGCTCCTTCTACGGCCTGGCCGCCCCCGGCGGCTACGCCCGCCCGCTCACCATCCGCGACCTGCTCACCACCGGCACCACCGACACCGACACGATTGAGTACGCCCTGGAGGGCGCCTTCGTGAACAACGCGGCCCCGGTGGCGGAGGCCACGGCCACAAGCGGCGCGTCGGGCGCGAAGCCGGAGAGCGACATGGTGTATGCCAAGACCTCGACCAACGTGCGCACCATCGCGCACTGGGTGCCCGCCACGCGCCGCGCCCTCGCCGACGCGGGCCAGCTGCGCATGTACATCGACATGTTCCTGCGCTACGGCCTTGACGAGGAGCTGGAGGATCAGATCCTGACCGGCGACGGCACGGGCGAGAACTTCACCGGGGTCATGAACACCACCGGCACGCAGGTGCAGGCGTGGGACACCGACATCCTGATCACGCTGCGCCGGGCGCGCACGAAGGTGCGGATCGGCGGACGGGCCACGCCCACGGCCTACGTGCTGAACCCGCTGGACTGGGAGGACATTGATCTGCTCAAGGACAACGAGGGCCGCTACTACTACGGCGGGCCGTCCATGCTCGGGATGCCGCGCCTATGGGGGCTGCCCGTGGTCGAGAGCGAAGGCATGACCGAGGGGTTTGCCATCGTCGCCGACTGGCGGCGCGGGGTGCTGCTGGATCGCCAGCAGGCGGAGATCCTGGTGAGCGACAGCCACTCCGACTTCTTCGTGCGCAATCTGGTTGCCATCCTGGCGGAGCTGCGCGCGGCATTCTTCCTGGTCAGGCCAGCCGCCTTCGTGGAGGTCGATCTGACGGCCTAACGGGCTCCTTGCACCATAGGC